GTTCTTCTTCTGTCTTTGGCAAAATCTCATTACCATATTGTGGATACATTTCTTGGCGCAATTTTACTACCCATAACATCATAAAGAAAAACGAAAAAATTACAATAATTATTGCAATACCATACATAGCCTTCTCATTCAGTTCTCTTCTTCTTGCAGCTCTACGTCTTTCATCAGCTGCCTTTCTCTGCATCTGTTTGGAAATAAGAACACTTTGTTCTTTCCCCATCTGTCGCATCATGTCTTCAACTTCGGTATACAAGGCACCAAGCTCAGGTGGGCATTGATAAACCAATAATTCACGCAATTCTGCGCTCATATGCTCCAATTGCTTACGCATCAGAACTCTCTGAAGTGCTCTTTTGCCTAGACTATCATTACCATCATATACTTGAGATTTGGCACGTTTTTCTTCTTCTTCAAATATAGCCATGCATTTATAAAAATTATCATAATATGTGCCGAGATAATTTCCGATTTCCTGATAAACATTAGTGGTATCGCCACTTTTTTTATTCAGTTCAACTACACGAGATTTTTCTTCTTGTAGTTGTTTTTTGGCTTCTGGTGGTGGGGTTTTACCCTTTGCTTCATATGCGTTATGAAACTGATCATCTAGATCTTTAAGTACATCTTTAATATCTCCAGCAGCACCTTTGATATCTTTATATAGCTTACACCCTGCCTTGACAGCTGAGACTGCCCCATTTGCCAAAGCAAAGAGTGTTAAAGGATCCATCTATTATTTTTATAAGTTTCATGATGTAAACAGAATGTATTTTAATCACTTCTTCTCATTGAACCAATTTTTTTATAGTATTAACCAAAATGCTTGTGCCATTAATACGGCACCGAAACTACCTACTGCTATACTCCCCCAAAATAAGGGCATGCTCACGGCAAGTATTGCTGCGGTTAATAATACTATGGAAATTTGGAGAATACTGCCAGCGTATGTGTAGTATGGACTTCTTGATTTAGCAATAGCACGATCGGCTTCTAGACCACGTGCTTTTGCCATCAATTCTTTTTTACCCTCACCAGTTGCTGGATCGGATTCGTAACGATCAATTTTTTTCTGTAGGAATTCTACTTTTTTAATATCGTTACGAAATTTAGCATCATCCAGCGATTGTTCTGCTAATGTCTGTTTAATAGATTTCGCTTGATAAAATGCCCAAGTGTTATTGGCTTCTATCGTATTGGTTAGAATTTTGCTAGAGTTTGAGCCACCCAACAGTGTATTAACTGCCAGTAATGCAGCGAGGACAGTGATTACCCATCCTGCTTTATCTTTGATATGTGCTTCTTTTTCGCTACGTGAAATTGGTTTGATTGATTCTGTCATTTCCAATCCTAAATCTTTAGCGCAGAGTAGCCTGCAACCTTATTTAGGAATTGGGTTTTTGCAAATCGTCTATTTCTTTTTCTATGGTTTTAACACCAACAGTAGAAAACACTTCCTTTGCTTTATTCAAAAAAGATTGTGTTTTTTGAGGTAAATTATCGTCACGTTTTTCTAGACGATTATACAGATTAACTTCCCAATCTTTGCCATCATCAACAGTAATATTTAAATCATCAGTAGTTTCTTCTGTAATCTCAGGCGCATATCCAACAACAGTTCGATCAATTGGTTTATCTTCTGGTTTGATATTAACTCGCATTTCTTCCCAAACAGGAACATTATCGGTCAAATTAACTTGAAGTGGTTCTGCTTCTTTTGTTTGTAAACCATATTGAAACGAATTGACTAATCCTTCTGGTAGTTCATCTTCTTCCTCAGGCACTTCTGGAATTGGTGATTCTTCTTTATCACGTTTTTGTTGCCAGTTTGCCGCAACTAATAATAATACTGCCAGTGGGTCAAATACCAATACAATCAGAATGATAACCCAACGAACTGCCTTTTCTAATAAATCATTTTCTGGGTTATCACCATATAATAGTGCTGCAATATATTTTATTGGTCCAACTTCTGCTTCCACTTTTCGGACTTCGGCTGCGATTGGCGCACGTTCTTCGTTGAGTTTGGCGATCTTGGTTTGCGCTTCACCGATTTCGTTGAGGATTCTGGCTCGCTCTTTTTGCTGTCCTCTACGGATTGAGATGGCTCGCTCTGCTCCTTTATCATCGGTTGTTCTGCCGAGGGTTTGATCAACTTGCGCATCCAATTGAGAAAGTTGTTTACGATTTGCATTTATGTTTTCCTTTTCTGTCTTGATTTTTTCATCTAATAAAGATAATTTGGCAGCAACATCACCAGTAGGGATTGCTTGATCCAAATGCGCTTTTGATAGGTATCCAAAAATACCCATTGAGGTTAACATCATCAAGATAATCAAAGCAACAGTAAAATAAGTTTTTAATAATACTGGTACTTCTCTCCAATTACGATATAGCCATGAAGCAACTACTAATTTAGAAGTTTCAAGTAATGAACCCATGATGAAAATGGGAACGACTGCCGATGCGAAAATGGCAACTAATCCCATAACTGAATAATAAGCAGCACACGCAGACAAACCTAGTGCCGTTGCAAATAGTAAATAAGTCATAGTTTATTTTTTATATGAGAACCATGAACACGAACGGATATTTGTCCATTATAATAGTCATCTGATTCTAATACTTTTCTCCCGAATTGTTCTCTTGCTTCAACATAACTACATTCTGCTTTTGATTTACAGAAAAATAAAATCTCTCGAGTAAATACCTCTTTCCCGAGAGTCTCTATATCTTTATTTAGTTCTATACTAGATCCATAGTATTCTATCCAATCAGAATCAACTTTTGACCGAATCTTCTTTTTCTTCTTAGTGCCATTTTTTAACTTGACCATTTTATAAGTGGTCTTTGCAAATTTAGCCAATTTCTTACCAACATACATGCGACCTGTGGCTTTGTTCGTAATTAAATAAACAAAGCCAACACAGTCTTCAGGTAACTCTTCAACGATTTTATTATTAAATGTCCACATAGTGGACTATTTATTCTTATATTTTAGACTTCCAATATGGTGAATTGCTCAACCATTCGTAATAACGATTAAACCCTTCTTCAACATCAACCTTTGGATCAAATCCGAAATCGTTTTTAGCTGCTGTAATATCTAATGCACCACGACTTGGGAAGTCTGCGTCTTTTTCTCTAACTTCAATATTACCTTTACCAGCAATTTTAACAGCTAGATTAGCAGCATCGTATAAAGAAACGCTATGGCTCTTTGTGATATTATACACATTACCGTATGCTTTCTCAGATAGTGCTGCGGCAACAATACCATCAGCAGCATCGTCAACATAAGTGAAGTCTAACATTTCAGATTTACCATTAACCTTTAATGTTCCACCACGCATAGCTGTTAGTAGGAATTTAGAGATAACTCGATCTTCAACATCAAGTGGTCCATAAACAGCAGATGGTCTAAGAATAATTGATTTAATTAATCCCTTACGTTCATAATCTTGAACCAATTTCTCACCCATATACTTCATAATACCATACTGCCCTTCTGGTTTACATACAGCATCCTCTTTGACATTGTCACTAAATGCGCCATAAATCATACTAGAACTAATGTATAAAAACTTTTGGATATTATGTTTTGACGCAATTTCTAGCAAATTCAATAAACCCTCTACCATGGTTTTTGAACCAAGTTGTGGGTTTGCATTGACAACCTTCTGACGAGGGAAACTCGCCAGATGTAGAATGATGTCTGGACTAAATTCAGAAATTACATATTCTAAATGAGGATCGGCAATATCAATATTGAGCGATGGAGTCTTGATTTTCTGTTTCCTCTCATCATTCAAATAATCCAATTCATCTTGTGGAATAATACCATATGTAGTTTCAGTGTCAACAATTAATACAACGTGCCCTAGTTTTTCTAAACGAGCGACAACATTGTGCCCAATCAATCCCAAACCACCAGTAACTAAAAATTTCATTGTTCATCCTCATCTAAATCAGATTCTTCATAAATGTCTGCCGAACATAATGGACAGTAGACAATATCTTCGTAATTAAAATCATCACCCTTTACAGTGATCTTACCCTCACTCTCACATGATGTGCATTGAAAGTGTTTTACTATCATTTTTCTTTCCTCATTGTTATTGTTTTGTTTTCCATCCGAGCAGTTGCTCTTTTAACACCATATACGTATACCTGAGTCCATATCGTAGTAAATGGCAATATTTTATTGACCCACCAGTCGAAAGATTTTAATGTTACGTGAGCATTTCTACCATCAGATAAAAAAGTATCTGCTGGAATGTTACAGATACCTAGATAAACCGCAGTATTAGCTTTACTGTAAAGACCCTTTAAGAATGCGTCAATTTCTTCTTCAGGGATGTGTTCTAAAACATCAGTACAAATAACTAAATCAAACTTACCCTTTGGCATCTCACTAAACTGCTCAACAGCAGGATCATACAATGCTGGTTGAATATTTCTAAAATACTCTTTATGTAGATTTTCTTCGCTGTACTGCTTACCTTTACCACAACCATAATCTAATATAGTTTTTACATTGAACATTGCAATTACATCTTTGATTGATTGTGCGTGCAGAATTAAAGCAGATCCATTGTATACATTTTGAGTTTCATGGATCTCTTTATATAGTTCTATCATGCTGCTTTGCCCCAAACATCATTCCAAGAACCAGACAGTGCGCCTTTGGCATAATCTGTAACACGATTCTCGAAGAAGTTGCCATGCACTGGCGCATTGATCATTTCCTCAACCCATGGCAGAGGATTCTTTTTAACTTTAAAAATACCTTTCATGCCCAATGAAATAAGGCGACGATCGGCAATATAACGAATGTATTGTTTAACATCAGCTGCAGATAGATCTCTCATATCACCATTCTGATAACAAAGGTCAATAAACTTATCTTCAAGTTCAACCATCTTCTCAGCGATTGTATAAATCTTACCCTTCAACTCATCATTCCAAATTTCATTATTCTCTTTAATAAACTCTTTGAATAAACGAATCATATTTTCTGAGTGCATGGTTTCATCAACGATTGACCAAGTAACAATCTGACCCATACCTTTCATTATACCATGGCGTGGGAAATTAAGGAGCATAATGAAAGAACTAAAAAGCTGCATGCCTTCAGTGAAAGCAGAAAAGACAGCAATATGAGTAGCAGTAGAAGAAAGTGTGCCATTCTTGCTAGAAAGTTCCGTAACATAATCATGTTTATCTCTCATCTCTTGATATTCCAAGAACTCATTATAAGTTGTTTCTGGCATACCAAGAGTTTCAATTAAGTGGGAATATGCAGCAATGTGAAGTGCTTCACGTGCAGCAAACCCCATCAACATCATACGTATTTCTGGCTGCGGAAAATAAGGTAGATAATTGTTAACATACCCACCAGCGACATCAATGTCTCCTTGAGTGAAGAATCGAAATATGTTTGTAAGAAATTGTTTTTCTTCATTGGTTAATTTTTTCTTCCAGTCTTTAACATCTTCTGCCATTGGAACTTCTGAATGTAACCAATGCGCTTGCTCGTGTTTCAACCATGCATCGTATGCCCATGGATAGTTGAATGGTTTGAAATATTCACGTTGGTCTGTTAAATTGTTTTTTGTTTTTGTAATCATTTTTTTTCCTCGTACATTACTGTATTAGTTTCACCCAGTGCCCACTTTGAGTCTGTTTCTACAGACCACTTTTTCATGGCAACTTTAAAGTCTGGGTGCTTTAATTGTTTTGGATTACTGCTCGGCTCTAATATGATCAATCGATTATTTGGCTGAGCAGCAAACTGCCCATTATCACACTGAATGAAATTATAAGACTTGTGATCCTCGACATCTTCAGAAAACCCTGTATCAAGAATGTTAAAATCAGGATGAGCACTATCAACTGTAAAAAGATAAACACCATATTGCCAATCCCCATTTTTTAATTTAAATTTACAACGCATTGATTGGAGTTGTGCTTTCTTAATCACTGTGATATCATAAGAAAGACAATCCCATAACTGAAGATAATCTAATGGTAGTGGCTCACCTTCAATTGGTTTCCAGCAGTAAGCATGCAGTGGTAATTTATCATATAGCGCACCATAGTTATTTAAGTATGATTCAATACGAAATGCTTGCCCTCTCATAGACTTGACACTTATCCACCAGCATGGTTCTAGTTCTCCATGACCTTTTTCAAAGTCATAAAGAAACTCTTTACGAACAAAGCATTTTACTGGTGGTAAATTAGCAACAATATGTGACATTTATCCCTCGCACGCTAGACAGGTGTCAGCATCACCTGTTAATGCTTGTAAATTAATTTCTTTAATGACTTCACGTTCAATACGCTTAGAAACTTTATCAGCTTTAGCAATTTTATCAGAACGACAGTAGTACATAGTTTTCAAACCTTGTTTCCATGCTTGAAAGTGAACAGCATGAATGTACTTAATATGACTATCTGGTCTAAAGAATACATTCAACGACTGCGCTTGGTCTATATATACTTGCCTGTCTGCGGCATGTTGGATGACCCAACGCTGGTCAATTTCCATAGAAGTTTTGAAGACATCTTTTGTCCAGTCGTCCATCCAGTCCAAA